AATGAAATTGACTATAATGAATTTAAAGTTGGGATGTGGCTTGAAGATTTTGATGCTGATAAATTAACAGATGTTGTTAAGTCAATGATGGAATCCAGAATATTAGGCAATGATCTTAATATGGGGGTTGCTAGAAATATTAAGAAAACTACAAAGCCGACTAAAGAGGGAAAGTAAGCAGCCAACTTGATTGGGATTCTCTTTTAGATTTTTACATTGGTCAGGTTGGCATAAACCCAGATAATTTTTGGAGAAATACATGGAAAGAGAATCATTTATTAGGTGAATCTTATATGATAAGAATTAATACTGAGTGGGAACAAGCTCGGTATATTTCAACAATGCTTTACAATGTAAATTGTAATAAACAAGGGCAAATGATCACACCAGATAAATTATTCCCATTGCCTCAAGATGTTTACTTAGGCAAAGGAAAACCAAAATCAACAAAAGATAAATTTATTAAATTTAGGGAAAAGGTAAAACAATCTAAGCTACCAAAATAGGTGGCTTATTTTTTTTGTATTTTTGATAAAAATTAATTTATGGCAAAGTTAAGATTAGATTTACAGCTAACTGGGTTTAAACAAGCATCTGGAAAACTAAAACAATTCGGCAATAAAATGAAGTCGGTGGGTGCTAGTATGCAAAAATTTAGCTTACCATTGGCTATTGCTGGTGGTGCGGCCATAAAGATGGCATCAGATTTTGATAAAAACATAACTAAAATTGAAGCATTAGTAGGGCGAACTGGCAAAGAGTTAGATAGTTTTGCTGAGGCATCTAGGAGAATGGCAACTGAAACTGGTATATCATCAGCACAAACAAGTGATGCTATGTTTTTTATTGCATCTGCTGGTTTAGAGGGTGCTGAGGCAATATCAGTACTAGAGGCGGCATCAAAAGCTAGTGCCTCTGGTTTAGGTGATGTTGCTAGTATAGCTGATTTGGCAACATCTGCAATGAATGCCTATGGCTCTGCTAATTTAAGTGCTGAGGGTGCAACAGATGTACTAACAGCGGCAGTTAGAGAGGGTAAATTAAGTAGTGAGGAGTTGGCTGGTGCAATGGGTGGTGTTTTACCGATAGCATCTAATTTAGGTGTTAGTTTTGATGAGGTTGGTGCAACACTTGCGGCAATGTCAAGAACTGGAACTAATGCGGCAAATGGTGCAACTCAGCTTAATAGTATTTTAGCTGGCTTATTAAAACCTACAAATCAAGCCGAAGATGCACTGAGATCAATGGGATTGTCAAGTAGTGGATTAAAACAACAAATAAAAGATGAGGGGTTATTATCTGTTTTAGAAACTTTAAAAACAGAATTTGATAAAAATAGTGATGCGGCGGCCCAAGTTTTTCCTAACATTAGAGCTTTAAAGGGTGTTTTAGATTTAACTGGTAAATCAGCGGAAACTACAACAATGATATTTGATAAATTGGGTGTGGCTCAAGGATCAACTAAAAAAGCATTTGATGCAACATCAAAAAGTGCATCATTTAAATTAAAAAAAGCATTAAATGGAGCTAGAGAATCTTTTGCTCAAATGGGATCTGTTTTATTGACTGGATTATTGCCAGCAATACAAAATATAACTGGGGTTATAACTAATTTATTTACAAAGTTTACAAATTTAGATGGTGTTACTAAACAATTGATTTTAGGTGCTGGAGCTTTAATTATAGCATTACCAACATTACTTAGTTTATTTGGTACATTATCTGGTGTTATAGCTGGTTTGCTATCACCTATTGGTATATTTGCCGCTGCGATAGCTGGTATTGCTTATATAATAGCTACTAATTGGGGTGAAGTTGCACCAGTTTTAGTTGGGTTATATAATAGATTTGTTGACTTATATAATACATCTGAAAATTTAAGAAAGGCAGTATTTTATTTAGGTGCTGTTTTTAAAACAGTTTTTATAGGTGCAAAAACTTTAGTAATGGAGTTTAGCAATCTTTTTGTAACAATGTGGGAACTTATTAAAGAATTTTCTGAAAAGGGAATGAATGGTAGTTTTTTAAAAATTTTAGCTAAAGGTTTTAACAAAGGCGAAAACATTGCTAAAGATGGTGCAAAAGAAATTGGCAATGCTTTTACTGATGGCTATGAGGATTTTCTCGGCAAAGAATTGGAGCATAAAACAGTTGATGGTTTAAATACAGCTTTAAGCAATGCTGGATCATCTTTAAAAAATAAATTTACAAGTTTTTTAAGTGATATTGGAATTGGTGGCGGTGGTGGTGCTAGTGGTGGACAATCTAGTGGTGGTGATGAATCTGGTGGTGGTTTGCCATCATGGGTAAATACTCTAAGCTATCACATGAAGAATTTAGGTGATGAGTCGGATAAAATTAAAGAAAAGTTTTTAAACTTAGCACTAACATCTAATATGGTAGGTGAAGAAATTAGCAATGCTTTTATGGGTGCATTTGAATCAATGCTAGAGGGTGAAAACTTTTTTAAATCTTTAATAAAAGGTTTAATGGCACTAATAAAAAAATTAGTAGCGGCGGCAATAGCGGCATTTGTATTATCAACTCTTTTAGGTGGTTTAAATATTGGTGGTATTGAAAGTGGTGCTGATGGATTTAAAAAAATGTTTGGTAAATTAAGTGGTATTGGTAAAATTGGTGAATTTGCAAAAGGTGGTATTGTATCTGGTCCAACTATGGGGTTAATGGGTGAATATCCTGGAGCTAGATCAAACCCAGAAGTTATTGCACCCTTAGACAAATTAAAGTCAATGATTGGTGATCGAGGTGGCTCATCAAACGTACAAGTAAGCGGCCAATTTGCACTTAAAGGTCAAGATTTAGTAGTTGCATTACAAAGAGCAGACAGAAACAGAAACAGAATTAAATAATGGCATACGGAGTAAAATTTAGATTAGAGTTTTCTGATGACTTAGAAAATGGAAAAAAAATAGAAATATTAAAAGATGGCTATACTGGAACTGTTTATGATCTAGTAGGCACTAATGATCCAGTACAAATTAGCTGGGATCAAGATGATAATTTTTATGATCCTATTATTGGCTCAACTTGTCAAATAAATCTTTTTGTTACAGATACAACAAATTATGATGATTTTTATATTGCTGATGAGAGAGAATATAAAATAAAAATATCTTATAAAGATTCTAGTAATAATTATCAAACTTATTGGCAAGGGTGGCTATTAGTAGATCAATTTCAAGAAGCAGTTACTAGCACACCATATCCAATAACTCTTAGTGCCTATGATGCATTAGGAAGTTTAGGCGGATTTACACAACCATTAACAACATCTGGTGGCAACCAATTGGCTGGTGTATTTATGGTTTTTATACATGAGATATTAGAAAATATAGATTTAGGTTTTGATATATATGTTTCAAATGATATACAAAAAGATGGTGCAATTTCTGGCTATAATATATTTGATCAAGCATCTTGTGGAGCTGATAGTTTTTTTTCAGATGGTGTTGATCCAAAAAATTGTAAAGAGGTTTTAGAGCAAATTTTAAAATTTACAAACTCAAGAATTTTTCAAAGTTATGGCAGATGGTATATAATTAACAACTCAAGTTATAGTGAGCAATCAGTTAAAGATAGTAGTGCAACAACAGCTAATGGTGGCACAATACCAACTGGTATTAGAGCTGCTGAAACTGCTAGTTTACAAGCCAATAATGATGAGGATATAAAATATGATATTTATAATTCAGCTGGTGTATATCAATCAACAAGCACAGTTGATGTTTTATCTATTGTGCCAAGTGATCTGCAACCAATAGGCAATAATTTAACAAAAGAATATTTACGACCATTAAAAGAATATACACAAACTGTAAACATGGCTGGGTTTTTTAGCTCAAATATTATAGGCAATTCTGGATTTGAATTTGGCACATCTGGCTGGACATTAACAAATAGTAGTGTTGTAAGTGATTTTAGTTTTCAAGGTGATGCATCTTTAAAATCTACTAATTTACAAACATCTGCTAGTGGAACTGGTGTAACTGCTACATTAGTAAATTACATTGATGAAGCTGGATCTGATTTTGTAGGTTATAAATTAAAAATAAATAATTTTTTTAATTCAACATCTAGTGTTGTTAGGGGTTTTAGATGGCAAGTCAAGGCGGTTGCTTTTACAATACCAGGTGATCCCCCAATAGCAACAAGATATTGGGATGGTAATGCTTGGACAACCACAGCAACAATTAATGAAGTAAATATTGTAAATAATAGAAGATGGAAAAGCTATGATTTCACAGCTCCAGCATTGCCAAATAATTCATGGCGATTATATTTTTATTTATATGATCCCTTTCAAACTGGTAGCACATCTGGTTTTATAGATACACATTGGGATTCAATAATATTTGATAAAATATATATAAATGAAGATGGGCAACGATCTGAGTTTTTTGAAAAATTTGATTTACTACAATTTAAAAGAAAACGTACTGGTAATTTTTCTGGTTTATTAAATTTAGATGGTTTGATATTAACTAATCAAGAATATTCTAAAATATCTGGTGAATTTTATAGATCAAGAGATAAAACAAATTACTTGAAATCAATAGAACAAATTACAACTCAACAAGTCATAAATGATTATAGAGATTTTGTAATTAGATATGAGGGCGATTTATACAATAATAATGTTTTGCCATTAGGGTTACATAATAAAATATGGATAAATTTTGGATCAAGTGTTTTACAAGAACCAGTTAGTTGCTATATAGATTCAATGTCCTATAATGTCAAAAAAAATACATATAATATAATAATGCATATACCGAATCAAAATGATGATTTATCATCTGATTTTGTAATAAA